TATTATTCTATTATTCTTATATCAAGTAAATCCTGTACTCAATTATGTCTTACGACGTTATTATTAAAAATCTTTATGACATGATAGATGATCTATTAGACGTCTCAATTTCTAACGAAAAGGAGCTTTTAGATTCACTGCTTTTGTCATTTAAACTTCGTCATAATGCAATACACCAGTTGGCAGCTTATGTATTAACTAGAGATATGAGATTGTTTAATGAAAAACCAGCTGAGTACTATTTTGACAATTTAACTGAAAAAAATAAAAAATTGACACCAGATATGATAGTATTTTTTGACAAATACGATATGCCATGCAAAAGTATAGAAATAACACAAAGGATTGCCTTGATAGATATAAGTGTGTCAACTACATCAAATTATCAAGCTGAAAAAAAAGAAAAAAAATATGAAAACTTAAGAAAAAATATATATGACATTACAGGAAAAGAAACAATTATGTATACTATAAACGTAAATAGTAACTATTCAAACATTGAAAAAGCATTTTATGACTTTAAGACTTGTATAGGTTTAAATGTGAGTTTGGAAGACATTCCATTTTCTGAATTTCGAGCCTTCTTACATACATTACTGAATACGCAAACAAGAATCAAGGGTTACATTTCAAATGAATCACTCGTGAATAATTTTTTTAAAAAAGAATTTGGCCAAAATCTAACTAATGATGAAAATCCAGACGATTATAACGACATATTAACAGATAGACTCCCAAAGCTCTTTGAATCTTATAATGCAAGAATTAGGAAAAATGAGAGCTGTGTAGAGCACTTTGAAAAATGCGTTAGTGATTTATCTATTGATTCCGAAACAAAAGACAACCAAAGAACACAGAAGTTCACAGAAATATGCAGTACATTGAAAGAGTTATTACAAGATCAAGATATTAGACAAACGTATATGGAGAAGGACACAACAGCTCAGAAGGTTTCAGATGCACTATATGGCCTTAATATTGAGTCTAAAAAATATCAACCTCATAAGATTAAACCTTCCCATCAAATGTTCACGCCTTTATTAGACTCACACAGATTACAAGATGTTATACCTGATCATGAGATAAATTTGTCTGAATTCAAGCTTGAACAGCGACAAATATTAAATATCATGAGAATGATTTCAACCAACATGTCAGATATTCCTGGATCTTCTTTCATTAGTGATATTAATGACCATTTCAAAAACATTTTTACTAATGAATTTGCTCAAGAGAATATCCATATGTTTAATACAAATTGTTGGTTTAGTAATGAAATAGATAAAAGATATAATGAGGATTATCATATGTATAGAGACAGCTGCTTCAAGAATAGGACACCTATAAAATCTGAGTTAAATTTCATTCGTGAAAACAAAGGGAAAAGGATGCCACATGATGGTCTTAGATCTTTTAAACAGAAAATGATAAAAGTTCCACAATCCATATGGTCAGATGATTCTAGTATTTGGTGGAAAAAAGCACATGCTGGTCACAAAGACGAAAAGAAAGCAAAACTAAATAAGATTGAAAGCTCTTGTCACTTGGAACATTCTAAGTATGTTGATGAGATGCTTGATTTGCTTACAGAGTCCCCACTAGTGAATAAAGACACATTAAACACAGAATTCCTAACAACATATTCAGACATGGATAGTAACATCTTAGTTGGTTTAAAGGAGGACATGATAAAGGATTATAAACCTATACTTAAAGTCCTCAAGTATACAAATGCTTTCAATTATCTTTGGACACAATCACTCTGTGCTGAACAACTGATGCATTATACACAATTTTCATTACCTTCAAACACATTCTCTTTTTTCACAGCAGGACAACCCAATATTTGCTTTGTAGTGAATAATAGTTATCATAATGCAGGTAAGGATGTTGGAAAGGCATACATGATAATTGGCTATGTATTTGACAAAAGATGGTTGACTCCTTTTAATGGTGATGTTAAGTACAAAGAATGTTTTGATGAAGCCAGACAGAAAAAATATTACAAATTTATAACAAATTGGAGAAGAACAGAAACATTCAAGTTAACCTTCTTGAAAGATCAATTCTATTCAGTTTTATCTACTTCCATGAATGCCTTATTGAGACATAGGTCAGATGTTATACAATACAGGTCAAACAAAAATGCTAAAGATTATACATTTGATTTGATCAGGCATCATTTCACTCTTAAGGTTTGTATATCTCTTACAACAAACCAGAGAATTGCAGAAATGTTGTCAGACATGAGGTATGCTATAATGGCATCTTTTTCAGATTTTTCGGAGATAGAAAAACTAATATTAGATAAATTTTCACCAAAATATGGTACAGTCTTTGAGTCATGGGTAGCCTCTAGGGTTGATAATTTAAGGAAGCAGGTTAAAGAATTCCAAAACAAAGAGAATATAAGAACTTTTTTCAAACAGCCAGTGTTTGTTCAGGGTAAACGTAGAGATGACAGTATAGGTGGATCATTCGAAATTCCTTCAATTTGGACAGGAACGATAATTAAAGATTTACAAGACTTATTAGATGATATGTTTGTTTATGTCCACACATTGAAAGAGCCGTCAAACATTCATCATGAGAATATAAAAGCTATGGAAACAATTATAGAGTATCAGAAAAAATATGACAAGTTATCAAAGGAAAGAAAACAAGGCCTAATAGAAACACCTGACAAATTAAAAGAGTTCCTCTTGGATTCAAATCCTATTGGTCACTCATTTGAAACTGTTAAACTGTCGTGTAATCGAACAATGAGCTCATTAAAAGCATTTGACCTCAATTTACATGCAAAGAAGCATTTCTCTGAAAAAATATCTAATATCACTAGCACAAAATCTGCTATCCCAGAGTATGAAAGAGAAATAATACCCTTAGAGCCAAAGTCAAAAAAGCGAAAAAAGCCAAGGAATCAGAAATCATCATATGAAATGGACCAAGAATTAAAGAGATTCAGTGAAAGCAAGGACAAGATGGAATTTATTAAAGAGTATTCAAAAATGACCAACTCAAAGCTGAAGCCAAAGCAAGCAATGTCAATAAAGACAAATATAACAAAAGAGTCATTCTTACCACACAATAATAGGTCAAAAGTTCATGATTGCATGTTAGATGTCTTAGAGCAAAATATAAATATGTCAACAATTTTTGATGTTGCAGAATGGAATATTCTATTAAACAATTCACGAGTGGTTTCTGACATTTGTATCAAGGCACAATATGGAGCCAAAAGAGAATTCTATGTAATAAATGTTGGAGCAAAATGTAATGCAAGAATACTGGAGAATATATTTAGTGAGATATGTAAAGTTATCCCAAATGAAATGATTTCTATACCAGGTGACAAGAAAATGCTTGTTATGCAGGATTTCCTGAACAATTGTTTAATAAAAAAAGGGGCAAACCACCAGTTAGTTTTTGTAAATGGAGATTGTACAAAATGGTCTGCTGCTGAAACGATGGAGTGTTTTATGTCACTGATAGCAGGACTAGATGGGTTTTTAGATGAGAGTATAATAAAGTACTTATTAATTGTTGTTGATATGTGGGCAAATAAAAAAATAACAATACCTGTAAGTATACTCCAAAACACATTTTTTACAAACGATGATAAGACAGAATATCTGAACAATAAAGATCCTGTGATTGACTCTCAACAGAACTTCCTACAAGGAATGTTCAACTATATGAGCTCATTCAAAGCTGTTTGTTCATCCAACTTTACTAGGGATGTATGGAAAACAATACATCCAGAAAGTACATTAGACATGAATCATTTGGAACATTCAGATGATTATAGTTTGATGATATTATCTGAGAGCCTGGAAGAAGTTAAAGAATTCAGACTTTTACACAGAATTGTAATGAAATTGCATGGATTCAATGATTCGGTTAAGAAGACAAATACGCAACGCTTTTTAATGGAATTTATTTCGTTAGTTTCATTAAATGGTCACATGACATATCCACATATTAAAAAGTTGAAAGAATGTGGCATGAATTTAGGTTGTACAGGTTATAGAGATGATATAGATGGGGCAATGTCACGTGTAGGTGAATCTGTAAGAGTGGGTTCAATTCTGTCATCTGCATATTTTATGCAAAAGTGTCACCTATGGAATGTCTCAAGATCATACAGCACCTTACCACAACAACGGAACTCTTATACAAATTCTGTATTGGATATGATGGCAATTCCTGTAGAATTATTTGGAATACCTGACACACATCCTATGTTGTCATTTATGGCTAAAGGATTGTCAAACAATTATAGATTAGCTCATTATAATAAAGGCAGGGTAGTAAATGTCAAACTGGATATTGGTTCAAACGAGTCAGTACCTATTGATGTGAATAATTGCTTACTTTATCTAATGGAGATCCAATTAAATAAAGAACAGGTATCGGATTCATTGTCAATGGAAGATTTCACTCTTGGTACACGATTGTATCATCCAACATACATATTTGATATAGAAAACAAATTAATTCAAAAGATGAAATCAAATGTTAAAATGGACTTTGAAGAGGCAACGGACTTCTGGAATAGCCATAAAAGTTACAATTTCATTAAACCACAAAATAGGCATTTATTAGTTTCTTGGATGAGAGCAATGTACTTTAAGCACAATTTTGCGTTGGCATATTCTAGAAATTCAAGATCTCAAATCACATTAAGACTGTCAACATTCACATCAAAAGATTGTTGTATATTAGGATTAGACACTGAAAACAACTTTATTAAGTCATCAATATCAGGGTATCTCAAGAGATTTTACATGGACTTGGCAAATAATGAGAAGACATTATTGGAAGAAATTTCTGGAGTCAAAAAACTTGACATAAAAGATGATCTAATAATGAAAACATTGAAGAGAGCTATCTTAAACTGTGATTCTGCAATTAGCACACTCTATTCACTATTTGATAATGCCAGGGCAGTTAGAGAAAAAGAGCATAATAGATCCACAGTTGCAGCATTAACACCAAATAAGGTTAATTGGCTAAATATAAACAATAAACCTGATGCTTTAATTCAATACATCTTTAATTATGATGATTTCATATTAGATAACAGAATGAATAAAGGTTTGCCAACACTTGAATCTGACAAGAAACAACTGTTAAAGCATTATCCTGAGGGGCTATCTGAAGAATCCACTATAAACACAATAAAATCAGTTTATACAGATATCATGTTATCACAACCAAAGAAGAATCTGTGCATGACTTATAGTTCCAAAATACAGAGTATTGAGGATTTTATAAGGATTCACCTAGAATTTGCTACAATATATAAGGTTAAATACTCAATTTATACTAGTGGGGCAACATCTTCAACAAATCCTCATACAGGTGATTTATTTTATAAAAAACTATATACATATACACAAAATGAGTATAGGTTATTGATTGATGACGCTGTTTTAATCTATGCCTTAATGAAACAAGCTTATAAGGTTGATGATCTAAAAATAAAGCAAGTTTTAAACAATCTAGAAGTCAAATCAAATTATATTCATAATAAAGATTTACTTCTTAAAGGCTCAGATGTTTGGGAAAATATGACAATAGAAGACCTGAACACAATGGGTTGTACAAACAATGAGTTAAAAAGTTTTGCATTTATAAAGAATTTTGTTACAAATGATATAGAAGATATTTACAATATTATAAATGCAGATTTCAGTTACAGTTATCAATACTTAAATGTGAAACCTGAATACAAATCTATAATAGAGGAAATTGTTGAATTTGAATATGGTAATCGATTGTTCAAATGTGTGTTTTTTAAGAATAATGTGCCTTGGATACTAACAAATGATAATAAGAAACATTTATTAACAGATGCTTACATGATAGGCTTAAAATTATTAAACAAAATAAAGTTATATGATCTTGAAAAAAGATTTGGCACTATACCACTGAGAGAAATTCAAACAAATCAATTAACTAATACACAAATAGATTTTTTTAAAAAAAATATAAACACAATGCGGAAATTTCTAAAAGAGATGGATATTCAGAGTGTCCTAATGAAGAATGAATCTACAACATTTAACAGATTTACAGAATTAGACTCATCTGAGATTGAAAACCTAACAAATGAAAGTTTGTTGAATATCATTGAAATCAATATGTTTTTTAGGACAAACACCTTTGAGGACATTCCAAATGGTAAGCACGACTTTGTAAACAAGAAAATAAATATTGATTTTGAAAAAATGGCTGTATTTAATGGTAGGAGAAAAGTTTTTGGGTTACCTATTTTACAAGCACAACAGTCTAATACAACCTATGTTAGAGGTGGATTCATGTTGAATGGGTTGGATATAAATTGGTGGCTGGATAATGATAGAATAAAAAAATTAATAAAAAAAGAAGATATACCAATAACAAAAGAAGATTTTGATGAATTGACAAATGTGTTAATTAAAGATGATAAGATCTTAATCTCTGTTCAATTGCAATCATTGATAACAAGATTATTGTCATTACCTAATAGGCTATTTAAAATTATACCAGACGAAGTATTTGAACATATTGAAACCAGGTTGAGTAAAAATGTTCAGGATTCAAGTATGACATCAACGGCAATGGAGTTTGTACAAAACTTCCAATTGAATCAACAAGAAACATTTGACGATGATGAAATAGCACGTGAACTTGAAGCATTAGGAGAAACTATGTCTTTTAGGCCTGACATTGATGTGGAGTCTGTTGAATCTGAATTTGACCCAAATTGTCTGGACATGTTAATGGACGACATGAGTGATATTGAGTTTGAAAATAGGGAAGAAGATAGTGATGATGATGTTGAAGATGAAATAGTCAAAGTACAAAATGATACTGAATCCAGCACTGGATCGAGCAAAAATTCACTAATCAATTTCCAAGATTTCCAATTTGTGACACCTGACCACATAACAGAGGAAGTGATGATTATTAAAGGTGGTTATGCAAAGTCTATATTAGAATCAATTGGTGACCCAACACAAAAGGTTATTGAAAAAATGTATGCAACAGATATTCAATTAGACATGATAACAACTAGAGAAAAAATAGGGTTACTTTACAGATTAAATGATATTTTGATATGTTCTCCAGTCCTATCTGATCCCGAAATATTACACACATTATCATTGTCTAATTCCATCTTGGAAACATTTTCTAAAAGTGAGGAGTGGATTATATTTGATGATTATGTCCTCGAATCTGATGAACATAAGAATTTAGATATATTTGTAAAATATGAAGGTAGATTGACACCCAAGCAGATAATGAAATTATTGGACAATGGTGGTAAGATCAAAAAGCAGCGAATAAAGGATCCTGGCATAAAGTCAAAAATGAGAGGAAGTGTTCAGTCGTCAGCAATAAACAAGATACCGCCTGATGAGTTAGAAAATTATTTCTTAATACCTTTGAGTAGGGAAAGAAAGATAGATGCACTAAACACATGTTGCAGTTCATTTATAATAAATAGATTCTGTGGAATAAAGGTTATTGAAGATTGTTATAAACGACTATATCAAGAAAATTTTGTAAGAAGTGGTTTTGTTCTTGAGTTACTGGAAGAACTAAACTGAGTGATGAGAGTTACATGATGATCTTGTGGTGCATAAGATTATAAAAATATAAAAATACTGTTTCATAAAGAG